GATTTAATGATGAATTTAGTTATGTTTGCATGGTTTACTAGTACAGATATATTCCAATCTATATCTGATATAGATATGAAAAATATGTTATATAAAGAACAATTACAAGCTATACAAGATGATATGTTACCCTTTGGTATTATAAATGATGGACATGTAGAAGATAAAGGCGAAGGTGATGGCGAAGGTAATGTATGGTTCGAAGAAGATACAAAGTCCACAGGACTTTGGTAATCATAAATAACAATGAGTGAAAATAACCGTATTATGATAACTTATAAACAAACCTTTTTGAGAGGATAAAGCGATGGCATTTCAAGTATCACCCGGCGTACAGGTCAAAGAAATTGACGCGACTGCCGTAGTACCTGCCGTTTCTACCAGTATTGGTGGATTCGCTGGGTCTTTTAATTGGGGTCCTGTCGACCAAGTAGTTAATGTTAGTTCTGAACAAGTACTAGCAGATACATTTGGTGCACCAGATGACAACACATACAAATACTTTTTAACTGCAGCTTCATTTTTGAAGTATGGCAGTGCTTTAAAGACTGTTCGTGTTGAATCAGGTCACTTAAATGCAGTAACTACTCCAGGTGGTTCAGGTCTTTTAATTAAAAACGATACACATTACACAGATAGCTTTGCAGGTGGAAGTAATTCCAAAGGTGACTGGGCAGCAAAATTCCCAGGAACTAAAGGAAATGGTCTAAAAGTTTGCGTTATAACAGAAGGTGTTTCTAACTTTGCTACAATTACGTATGCAACTAATAAGAAATACTCTGATATATTCGACGCAGCTCCAGGCACTTCCGACTATGCAGCAAATCTAGGTAAAGGTAGTATCGGCGACGAGCTTCACGTACTAGTTCTTGATGAAACTGGAGTATGGACCGGAACAGCTAATTCTGTTCTAGAGACATTCTCATTTTTATCACAGGCTTCAGACGCTAAAAAATCAGACGGTAGTTCGAATTATTACAAAGATGTAATAAATCAACAATCCGATTATATAAGATGGTTAGATCACAACGGCACCTTATCGGATGCTGGTGGACTTCTAACTTCCTTATCAAGTATTGCAGGTTCAACATCTGCAATAGCAGGCAGCTTATCTGGTGGAACAGATGATAATACTCCAACAGCTGGAGAAATTGCAACAGGTTACGACCTATTGGAAGATTCAGACACAGTTGATTTGGGACTATTATTTAGTTATCCAGATGCTAATGCTGCAAACACAATTGCAGAAGATCTAATTTCTATAGCGAAAGCTAGAAAAGATTGTATGGCTTTTGTATCACCTCCAATTGCAGATTCACAAGGATCTTCATCTCCAGCAACAGACGTATTAGCTTGGGCTAACACAGTTACCTCAACTTCATACGCGTCTATTGATTCTGGTGCAGTATACGTATACGATAAGTATAATGATACATTTAGATGGATTGGTGCAGGTGGTCATGTAGCTGGATTATGTGCAAACGCAGATTTAGTAGCAGATTCATGGTTCTCACCAGCTGGTGTAAATCGTGGACAACTATTAGGTGTGTCTAAACTTGCATATAACCCTGTTAAAGCAGATAGAGATTCTCTATATAAAGCAAGAGTTAATCCAATAGTATCATTACCTGGACAAGGTACAATATTATTTGGTGACAAAACTGCATTGAACAGACCTTCAGCTTTTGACAGAATTAATGTTAGAAGACTTTTCATCACATTAGAGAAAGCAATTTCTACAGCAGCTCAGGCTCAGCTATTTGAATTCAACGATGAATTTACAAGAGCTCAGTTTAAGAACTTAGTAGAACCTTTCCTTAGAGATGTTAAAGGAAGAAGAGGAGTCACAGACTTTAAAGTAGTATGTGATAATAGTAATAACACAAGTCAAGTAATAGATTCTAATAACTTTGTAGCTGATATCTTTATCAAGCCTGCAAGATCTATTAACTTTATTACATTGAACTTTGTAGCAACGAGATCCGGAGTAGAATTCTCCGAGATTTCAGGTTAGGGGGTAAATCATGGCAATTTTAGGCATAGACGATTTTAAATCAAAGCTTAGTGGTGGCGGTGCAAGACCTTCCTTATTTAAAGCTACGATTAACTTTCCGCAATATGTGGAAAGTGACGTAGAGCTCACATCATTCTTATGTAAACAAGCAACAATTCCAGGCGGTACAATCGGCGGAATCGAAGTTGGTTTCAGAGGGAGAAAATTAAAAATGGCTGGAGACAGAACATTTGAAAATTTAACTCTTACTGTTATTAATGATGCAGAGTTTAACGTAAGGCGTGCATTTGAGCAATGGATGAACGGTATTAATGAGCATCAAAACAATACTGGCTTAGTAAACATGAATGATTACACAGCTGATGTTGTTGTTGAGCAATTAAGAAAAGACGGTTCGACTTCTATGAAGTATGACTTCAGAGGATGTTGGCCTTCTTCAGTTTCAACTATTGACCTAAACTACGATACTGCAGACGCAATAGAAGAGTTTACTGTTGAACTACAGGTTCAATATTGGGAATCAGACGTCACTTCTTAAGTGATATAAATATATTAGACGAGGGGATTAATTTCCCCTCTGATAATATAATAAGAGGATAATATGGCAGAATTTTTTGGATTTGAAATAAATCGTAAGACTAATAAGAAAGTCGAACGACCTTCATTCGTACCCGATACAGAATCGGACGGTGCCGGTGTAATACAATCTGGAGGACACTTTGGTGTCTATTTAGATCAAGATGCAGATAAGGTAAAAACCGAGAATGAATTAATTATGAGATATCGTGATGTAGCAGCACAGCCCGAGTGTGATGCAGCCGTAGAAGATATTGTTAACGAAACAATAGTTGGAGATCATGATGAAGCTCCAATCAACATTACATTAGATTCTTTAGATGTATCGGATAAAATAAAAGAAACTATCCGTGAAGAATTTAATCAGGTATTAAAACTAATTAATTTTAATTCATATGCACATGATATATTCAGAAAGTGGTATGTGGATGGAAGATTACCTTATCATGTTATTATCGATGAAGGATCGCCTAGTAAAGGTATTAAAGAATTAAGATATATTGACCCTACTAAATTAAGAAAGGTCAAAGAAATTGAAGAAAAAGAAGATCCTAAAACTGGTGCTAAGCTTATTGTAAAGCAAGAAGAATATTTTATATTCCAAGATAATAAAATGAGCACACATAATCAGGGTGTTAAAATCCATCCTGACGCAATTATATATTGCACAAGTGGTATGCTAGATCCAGGAAGATCTAGAGTATTATCATACCTACATAAAGCAATCAAACCTGTTAACCAATTAAGAATGATGGAAGATTCTTTGGTCATCTACAGAATAAGTAGAGCACCAGAAAGAAGAATATTCTATATTGATGTTGGTAACTTACCAAAAGGTAAAGCAGAAGAATACTTAAAGAACATAATGAACCAATATAGAAACAAATTGGTTTATGATGCTAATACTGGCGAGATAAAAGATGATAAGAAGCATATGTCAATGCTCGAAGATTTCTTCTTACCGCGTAGAGAAGGTGGTAGAGGTACAGAAATATCGACCTTACCCGGAGGAGAAAACCTTGGGCAGATCGATGATATCATTTACTTCCAAAAGAAACTCTACAGAGCACTTAATGTACCAATTAATAGGTTGGAACAAGAAGCTCAGTTTAGTTTAGGTAGAAGCACAGAAATTTCTAGAGATGAAGTTAAATTTAAGAAATTCATTGATAGATTAAGAAAGAGATTCTCAGATCTCTTTATGCAAGCTTTAAAAACACAGCTATTATTGAAAAAGATAATTACCCCACAAGATTGGGAAGAGTGGAAAGAAAATATTGTATTTGACTTTATTGAAGATAACTACTTCAGTGAGTTAAAAGAATCAGAAATGATTCGAGAAAGATTCGAAATGTTAGCTTCACTAGATGAATATGTTGGTAAATACGTATCCAATGAATGGATTAAAAAGACAATATTAAGATTTAGTGATGAAGATATTGAAGAAATGGACAAACAAATAGAAAACGAAAAGGATGAGGACGGAGAAGATCTGGACTTAGACATTTAATTTTTATAAATAAAGATAGAGGAATACTAAATGAGTACAAGTGAATTGATTAATAATATAAAAGATGGAGATAACGTTACTGCTAAAAAAACTTTTGATAGCTTAATTAAATCCAAATTAAATGATGCATTAGATGCAGAAAAGGTTAAATTAGCTTCTCAAGTTGGCAAATCAAGTGATGAGCCAGTTGAGCAAGAAGTAGAAGCATAATGACTTTACTATTTAGTGAGTTTAGAAAATCTTTACAAGAGAAAAAAACTCTAGTAAAGAAATATGGTATTGTCGAACTACATAAAGAAAATAATTCTTATGTAGCAATTTCTGGTCAAGAAAGACTAGGAGAGTTCGAAGACATACTAGAAGCTGAACAAGCTATAGAAGAATTCCTAAACCTATTAGAGGAATAAGATGAAGTTAATTTCAGAATATGTAAGTAGCCCGTTAGAGGTTATTATAGAAAAAACTAATGGTAAGAAAAACCTTTATATTGAAGGTGTATTCATGCAGGCCGATAAAAAGAATAGAAACGGCCGAATATATGAAAAAAAGATTTTAGAATCTGCTGTTGACAAATATGTTAAAGAGCAGGTTTCACAAGGTAGAGCAGTTGGAGAGTTAAACCATCCGGAAGGACCAACTGTTAACCTTGACAAAGTTTCACATAAGATCACAAACCTGGAATTCCAGGGGAATGATGTTATTGGAAAAGCATCAATACTTAAAACCCCTATGGGACAAATCGTAGAAGGTTTGCTTGAAGGTGGAGTTAAGCTTGGTGTATCAAGTCGTGGTATGGGAACTCTTGAGAACAGGAGAGATGGCGCGTATGTACGGAATGACTTTATGTTAGCCTCCGTAGATATAGTCCAAGACCCCTCTGCACCGTCCGCATTCGTTAACGGAATAATGGAAGGAGTAGACTGGGTATGGGACAACGGCATTTTGAAACCTCAAGAAATTGAATTAATTGAGACTGAAATAAAACGTGCTCCAGCAAAGGCATTGCCAGAACTGGAAATTAAGGCGTTTAAGAATTTCCTCTCTAGATTATAAATTTAATCAAAACTTTGGGAGACAAAGAATATGTCTAATTTGACTAACGAAATAGAAAAAATAGTCGAAGGCGTTTCTGAAGAAGAGGTAGTTCTAGAAGACGAGCAAGTTGTAGAAGACGAGCTAGTTGAAGAACAATCTGTTTCCGAAGAGGAAAGTGAAGATGTTGCCGAAGCTAAGAAAGAAGCATATCATTCAGATGAAGAAGAAGACGAAGAAGACGACGAAGTCGAAGAGTCTGCTCCTGCATTTGAAATGCCAAAAACTAAAGCTGGTATCATCAACGCCGCAGTCGACATGCTGAAAAAAGCAAGAAAGCACGAAGCGCAAGAACTAGTTGCTAAGATGCTAAAACAAGACGAGTCTACAGACGATGGTTCAGTAGGTAAAGCAGTAGATGCACAGAAGAAGAAAGAAAAGGATAAAACCTTGAAAATGAAATCTTCTAATGCTGATGCTAACCCTGAAAAAATCGTAAAATCACCAGTTGAATCTGTTGATTGGAATGAAGACTTGGATGTTATTGTATCTGAAGAAGCTACTCTATCCGATGGATTCCGTGATAAAGCCTCTGCTATCTTTGAAGCTGCTTACCAATCTAAGGTAGGTGCTGAAATTGATAGACTTGAGTCTGAATACGCGCAAAACCTTGAAAGCGAAGTTTCTGAAATTCAGAGCGATATCGTAGAGAAAGTAGATTCCTACTTGAACTATGTTATTGAAAACTGGATGAAAGAGAACGAACTAGCTGTTCAAACCGGTCTTAGAACTGAGATCGCTGAAGAGTTTATGAGTTCTTTACAGAGCGTTTTCAAAGAGCATTACATTGAAGTTCCAGAAGGCAAAGCTGACCTAATCGACGATTTAGCCGATCAAGTAGCTGAGTTAGAGGAACAACTCAATAAAACCACAGAAGATAATATACGTTTACACGAATCAGCTCAATCATTTGAGAAAGCAGATATCGTCCGTAAGGCATCTTCAGGCTTAGCAGTAACTGAAGCTGAGAAATTAGCATCTCTAGTAGAAGATGTAGAATTTGAAGATAGCGATACTTTTGAAAATAAAGTTAACGTTATTAAAGATTCTTACTTCAAAAAAGAAGTTAATGAATCAACTGACGAAGCTGATGCATTAGTAGGGAATGGATTAGGATCTGAAGATTCTATTTCTGACACTATGAGCGCATACACTAACGCCATAACTAAATTTAATAATTAATTAAACTATAGGGAAACAAAAAAATGTTTAACGCAGACAAAAACTTAATGGAAAAATGGGAACCAGTACTAGGTCACGAAAGTGCTCCTGCTATTGGCGATCATTATAAAAAAGCGGTTACTGCACGTCTTCTTGAAAACCAAGAAGTAGCCCTAAGAGAAGAAAGAAACCAATCAGAAGGATTTATTACTGAAGCAGCTGCTAACGCAACTGGATCTAATATTTCTAATTTTGACCCGGTTCTTATCTCTCTTGTAAGACGTGCTATGCCTAATTTGATTGCTTATGATATCGCAGGCGTTCAGCCAATGAGCGGACCAACTGGTCTAATCTTTGCGATGAAATCTAAGTATTCAACACAAGGTGGAACAGAAGCTCTGTTCGACGAAGCTGATACCGATTTCTCAGGAACAGGTACTCATCAAGCAGATCCAACTGGATTAGCTGGTGTAGTAGATGCTGATACTGATGGATCTATTGCAGATACTGCTGACGTAGTATCTACATTTGGTGAAGGTTTACCAACAGCAACAGCGGAAGCTAGAGGAACATCTGGTGGAGCTGGTGCAGCATTTGCTGAAATGGCTTTCTCAATCGAGAAATCTACAGTAACTGCTAAGTCAAGAGCTCTTAAAGCTGAATACACTATGGAACTTGCTCAAGATCTTAAAGCAATCCACGGTTTAGACGCTGAAGGCGAATTGGCTAACATCCTATCTGCTGAGATTTTAGCAGAAATCAACCGTGAAGTTGTAAGAACAATTTTAACAAAAGCTAAAATTGGTGCATTACAATCTTCAACAGCAGTAAGCGGTATCTTTGATGTTGCTACTGACTCAGACGGTAGATGGATGGCTGAGAAATTCAAAGGCCTAATTATGCAACTCGAAAGA